GTATAACAGGAGTTGCAGAGACGACAGCTTCATTGGCTACAATTAGTGTGGAATCAGCCACAATTTTAGGCGCTTAAATAATGAGGATTAAATAAAAATGCCAAATACAGATATAGGAAACGCAGTGGCTAGCGGTGTTAGCAGTACTGTAACAGATTATAATGTCACTAGTGACATAACCGATAGCGCATCAGGTGATAAAGAGTTTGAATACATTATTGAAAGATGGCACGAATTTTTAGGGTATTACAAAAATATACCTGAATTAAAAATAGCTGTTGACACTAAAGCTAATTGGGTTTTAGGTAATGGTTACGAAGCAGACAATAACACTCAATTAGTACTCGATAGAATTCGTGGAAATGGTAAGCAAACTTTTAACAGTATTCTTGAAAGTATGGAGCGGACATGTTACATTGGAGAGGATGCTTATGCAGAAATTATCACTAATGAAGATGGCTTGGTTTTAAATCTTAAGCCGTTAGATCCTAGCACTATTAAAATTGTGTTTAATAGCAAGGGTAGAGTTTTGCGGTATGAACAAATTAATATGGTTACTCCTAATAAAAATTTTAGGCCTGATCAAATTTTTGTTTTAACTCATAACCGGATAGCGGACGAAGTACATGGAACAAGTATTATACCTGCGGTTGAATGGGTTATCCTTGCGCGTAATGAAGCCATGAGCGATTGGCGTCGTGTGCTTCATAGAAATATTGATCCGTTATGGGTTTTTCATCTTGATACTGACGACACTACTAAGATTGCTGAGTTTAAGACTAAGATGGATAGTGCGCGTGGTAAGGGTGAAAGTATGTATATTCCTAAGGGTGCTGTTGTGCCTGAGCTTATATCTACTGCGACCAATGCGAGTTTAAGTCCGTTGGCTTGGATTGAGCAACTTAATGATTATTTTTATCAAGCTGTTGGTGTTCCCCAAATTATTGTTGGTAACGCTAAAAGTTTTACTGACGCTAGTGGTAAGATTGTTTATTTAGCGTTTGAGCAAAGAGTAAGAGGACGTCAAAAGTATGTAGAGGAACAAATTCTCACACAACTTAATATGCAAATTGAATTAATATTCCCTGCTAGTTTGGAAAATGAGGCTTTAAGTGATAGACCTCAAGAAGAACCAATCCAGCAACCTATAGAACCTAACGATCAAGTAGCTGAAGTTGAGGGTAAACAATGACGCATAATAATAAAAGTGGATCACGTGTTAATCAGAAAGATAGTACTGCAAAGATTAGAGCTAGAAGACAAACAAGTACAGGGCAAGCTCAGTTAAAGAAGGAAGCTCCAAAACTTAAGAAGGCGATTAAGAGTCGCGGTACTAGTAGTAGAACAAGACAGGCTATTAAGGATTTTGCTCCTAGTCAGACTGCTGCAGATCTTAGTAATTTAGCTGATAATGTTGAAAAAGTTAGATCTGAAGGAAGTACAAGATCAAATCTTAATGTTTCAAAAAGTAGCGATAGCCCTGCTGAAGGGCAATTTGTTACGGGATCGGGGGGTGTTTCTCCAGTTGAGCCAAACACTCCAATAAGTGATGCTGCTTCTGCTTTTCTTGCTACTGCTGCACCTGCGGCAGTAGTTGCGGGCGGTGTTGGTTTGGCTGTTGGCGGTATTGTTTTAGGAGCTAAAATGTTAGCACCAACTCTTGGTAGTGTAACTAGTAAGATGCCTGCATGGATGCTTAATATAATAAGCAAAGGCGATAAGCCTGCAATAATAACTAAAGCGGGTGTAGCTGGTGAAACTGCATTAAATACTGTTAAAACAAATAAATTAGTAAAGGATGAATTCGCAAAGCAATTAAGAACTTTAAAAACTATAACTACAACGAACCCAATTACTGGTAAAACTAAAACAATTATTGTTGAAGAACTTTTAGAACAAAGCGGTTTCGGTTTGGGTGCTACTGGTTTGCTTCAACAAGGTGCAACTAATACCGGTAAAATAACTGGATCAGTAACAGCTCAAACAGGAACAGGTTTAACAAGTGGAGGCGTTAGTAAAACAGGTATAAGAATGTTTCAAGTTGCTATGGGTTTGTTAGCTACTGGTTTAACTGCAACTGCTGGAAATTTTATTTTTCAACAATTTCAAGTTAATGAAGGAGGAGATAGTGCAAGTTTTGCATATGGTATGGCAAAGACTGCTTACCTTGATAATCCTACTGCGGAAAATTATGATAACATGATGGAAGGTTTAGATATTTACGAAACAACTATGAACACAGATGTAAGCTTCTGGCCTTTTGATTTTAGAGGAGTAAAAGCAAATGCTAAAGCAAAATTAGAAACAATTCCTATTGTTAGAAAGGCAACAACAGATTTAGAATTCCAAAGAATTAATGGACTTACTGATGATGAAAGAATTTTAAAACGTAAGGCAGAAGAAAACGCTATGTTTGAAGCTGGACAAATTAGAGAATTTCAAAGGCAAAAAGAGTTAATACAATTAAAAGAGGAATCTTTTCAAAGAGGAAGAAAAGAAGAAGTTAGATATTACAATAAACAATTAGAAAAGCGCGCAGCATTTGACGAAGCAGAAAGAGAAAAAATGGCTAAATTTTGGTTTGAGTATAACAAGATGATGCAGCAAATACAAGAGGATCGGACACCGTCAAGGTTAGGATTTGGTTTATTATGAGGGAAAAAAAATGGAAAATGAAAAAGAAGAAAATCAACAGGTACAAGAGGAAGTTTCGCAAACTGATGAAACTTTGCAAAAGATGGATGATAAACTCGAGGACATTAAAGCGGCGAATGAAAGGCTTGAACAAAATATTGTGCGCCTTAAAGAAGCGGAAATAACTAAGGTTATTGAAGGGACGGCAGATGTTAATATCCCTAAGAAGGAAGAAACAGCTAAGGAATACGCGGATCGTGTAATGCGAGGTGAAGGCAATGAGTGAAGATAGAGCAAAAGAAATAAAAGAAATTCAAGATAATTTTGAAAAAGGAGATTTGGGAATAAAAGTTGAGCCTAAAGAGGTAGCATACTGGATGAAAGTTAAAGAACAGGCTGAGGAAGCTGTTTACCAGTCTTATAAGGAGATTAAGATTAATGGTCGCATTGCTTGTTTGGCTATAGAAGAGATTAAAAAAGAGAAAGATTTAAGTAAATCAGTCGACAAGTAATCCTCCATGGCTTTAGAATGTGTATTATTAACGGAACTCGAACCAGCAGTATCATTCACGGTTGCTGATGGTGTCGGTATTGAAAAAGGAGCTTTGCTTCTTTTAACTGACCCGATGACAGTGGCTACAACTACTGGGGACACTGACGAAATTATAGGGATTGCTGCTGAAGAGAAAATCGCGAGCGACGGAAAGACGTCAATTGCGGTTTACCTTCGTGGAATTTTCAAAGGATTTGCTGGTGCAGCTGGTACAACTGCTGGGCTTGCTATAATCTCGGACACTGCAACAGGCGCGGCTAATGAATTAGTTGTCGCTGATGTTAATAGCGAGGCAATCGTTGGGATTGCTTTAGAGACTGCTGCTGATACTGAAAGCTTTAAGTTTTTGTTACAGCCTATTAACGTGAATTTGGCTTAGGTGATTTAGGATGGCTGACTCTTCTGGACAAAATGAAATAAGAGGGATTGATATTGATAAATTAGCGAAAGGTTTTGCTGATGAAGCATCAATATTAAAACGATTCGTTACAGTTTCTAAAACTAGTGCGAGAGAAATTCGATGGTACAAAAAAACATCTGGATTCTTGGATAGTGTTGATACAACTGGAGTTACTACTTCACAAATTTTTAATGTTGGCGAGAAAGCTTTACCTACTGTTATTGAACAGTCATGGACTAGACAAACTAGTTATGTTAAAAAGTTTTTTGTTGAAAGTCCTACAATTTCCGACGAGGATATTAAAGATAGTGACATAGATATTCTTGCAACTAATGTTAGGGATATTGTTAGAGCGGTTCAAAATCAAGTTGATATAAGAATTTATTCAACCTTGATCGAAGCGGCTGCAGCTACTCCTACCACTCCAGCGCCAAGTGCAACTAATACAGCTGCGGCTCTTGGTACTGGTTGGGATGATGGAACTAACGGAAACCCGATTAAAGATATTATGATTGGAATACAAAAAATTCGTCAAGCTAGCTATGATACCTCAAACATTGTATTATACATTAATCCAATAGAGCATACTAATTTATTGAATTACTTGATTGATACAAAAGGGTCAAGTATTCCTCAATTTGCTAGTGAGCGAGTACGTGACGGTGTTGTTATGACTATTCTTGGGACAGATGTTGTTGTTTCAAACAATGCAACTACTGATAACGCTTTAATGTTTGTACCTAAACGTGCGGCTACTTGGAAGGAATTTATGAGTTTGCGAAGTGTTGTGATTGATGAACCATTAATAGGTAAAAAAATCCGTTGCTCAGTTGAAGGAGAGGGCTTGCTTACCGATCCATTGGCGGTGCACCAAATTACTGATACGGTGACTTAGATGAAGGCAAATAGAGAAAGACTGTATAAGTTTTTTGTTGAGTCAGGACAAACCCAAAGGGCGGCAGAGTATGCCGTTCGGTTTCCTGATCTTAAACAAGCTACTAAGCCAGTGAGTAAACCAAGTAATTCAAAGTAAGTAGTTTATGCTTATGGGACTTGAAGAAACAACTATCCAGCTAGTGCAAACTGTTGGCGTTAATGGTACTTTTGTGATTGGTACTATGTTTGGTGCTTACCAGTTTGGCAAGAAGTTTGCTAATCGTTATATGGAGCAACAGGATGTGATGTTAAAGAAGCTTGAGGATAGTTATAGTAAGCGAGTCGAGGATTTGCAAGAAGAAATAAAATATTTGAGGTTGAAAGATGACTAATACTATTGGAGAGAAGGAGTTAAAAACAGATTGGCCTATTACGGAAGGACTTACTGCGCGTACTACGAAGCAGACTGGCAGAGTGACAAGGTTAGTGCCAGAGGAGAAGAGTTTACTTAATTCAAGAGAGAGTTGTTTACTGTAAATGGCTCGTCCACCTAGTGCGGCTAGTGTTTTAAGAAATATTAAAAAACAGGAACGTCGTGTTCCTATTGGTACAGATATGTATGTGCCTAATCATAGTGGGGATCATAGTGCTGGGCGTGTTAAAACTACGCCAACTACTGATCTTGAAATTTCTAATAAAAAATATGTTGATGATAGTATAAGCGCTATTCCTGCTCACTTGCCTTTAGCTGGTGGTGTGATGACTGGTGATATTACTATTGCAGATAGTGTTAGCAGTATTAAGAGCGGCGCTTATAGTTTGCAGTTGCAGAGTAATCGTTTAGAAGCTGGCAGTGTGCCTGATACTGGTAACGCTAACATTGTTGTGATGTGGAAAGCTGACGAGGGTACTGGATCAACTTCTGCTGACGCTATTGGAAATAATACTTTAACTTTAACTGGTACTGGTTGGACTGGTAGCGGTGCGTTTAGTTATACTGGTGATGATAGTTTTAGTTTTGATGGAACTAACGATAAGTGCGTTGATACTGATGATTCTAGTTTAAAGTTTACTGTTAGTGACGCGTTTACTGTTCAAGCTTGGGTTAAAATTAATACAGACCAAGATGGCGTTGCAAATTGGATTGCAGGAAATGCTGATTTTATCGTCGCTGGTGGAGGTTATGGATTATATACTGATACATCTAACAGGTTAAATTTTCAATTAACAGTGGGCGCTGGTCCTACTAATGCTTATAGGGTGAGAACTGATAGCGATGTAGGTCTAGCAGATAACACTTGGCATTTAGTTACTGGAAGTTTTAGTGGTAGCGGTGGAAGTGGAGTTATAGTCATTCATATTGACGGAGTCCAACAAACTACAGAAATTATTAACGCTAATAATTTAGGGGGTAAAGATTTAGTTACTAATGCTCAACCTTTTCAACTAGGTTTACGTCCTTTAGATAATAACCTAGATATGAAAGGAAGTATTGATACTGTTTGTGTTTATAGTGATGTTAGAATTACAAGTGAAATTTTAGCGGATTGGAATGCTAGTAGTGGTACTGCTATTGGTACTATTATCGATACGTCAGCGACGTATGCAGACACTGCTAGCAAATTATTATCTTTAAGAAATAATACTGTTGAAAAATTTTTTATTGATATTGATGGAGATATTACAACCCCTACTGTTAATACTGATTTAATTAATGAAAAGACCGCAGCAAATGGCGTTGTTATCGACGGGGTTACTTTAAAGGACGCCGATGTTGACGCAACTACTGGAACTATTGTAACTTTAGATGGTACTACTTCAACTTTCACTACTGTTAATGGGACGACTGTGAACGCTACTGGTTCTTTGGTTACTGATACTGTTAGCGAGGAAACGAGTGCGAATGGTGTTAG